TTAGAAGCCGAAAATTTTACCTAAAACACTGATTCCGTTTTCTACGATACCTACGATGCTTGTACCCATTTTACCCCAGTCTTTATCTTGTCCTGCTTGTACTGCTGCTGCAATTGCTTCTGCTAATTTTTGCATATTTATCTCTCCATTTCTCTATAATTTTTATGATTTAAACTAAGTTTTAAAATAAACGTTAAATTAGAAACCAAAGATTTTACTTAATTCAGTTACACCGTTTGAAACGATATCTAAGATACTTGTACCTAATTTAGTCCAGTCTTGGTTTTGACCTGCTTCAATTGCACTTTTAACTGCGTTTGCGATTTTTTCCATGATATTTATCTCCTTTGTATTGTTTATTTATATTAATAAAATGTTGTTAGTCGAACTTAGAATCCGAATAATTTACCTAGAATGCCAACACCGTTTTCTACGATACCTACAATGCTTGTACCTAATTTAGCCCAATCTTGGTTTTGGCCTGCTTGAACTGCATCTGAAATTGCTTGTACTAATTTTGACATTTAAATCGCTCCATTCTTTTAATTTTATATATTTAAATTGTTTGATTTTTAAATTTAGAAACCAAAGATTTTACTTAATTCTGTAACACCGTTTGAAACGATATCTAAGATACTTGTACCTAATTTAGTCCAGTCTTGGTTTTGACCTGCTTCAATTGCACTTTTTACTGCGTTTGCGATTTTTTCCATGATTACTATCTCCTTTATAATGTTTATTTATATTTTCAATAAATGTTATATGTGGAAACTTAGAATCCGAATAATTTACCTAAAATGCCAACACCGTTTTCTACGATACCTACAATGCTTGTACCTAATTTAGCCCAATCTTGGTTTTGGCCTGCTTGAACTGCATCTGAAATTGCTTGTACTAATTTTGACATTTAAATCGCTCCATTTCTTTTTATTTAAAGTATTTAAATCTTAATGTATGAAATTCAATAGATACATTAAGCTATTTCTTAAAACCAAAAACGATTAATTGGTAAGTTTTTGTTTACCTATCGTTTTGTTACTTATACTATATAGTGATTTATGCTATTTGCGTTCTATCTTTCTTAACTTATAAATTAGACATCAAAACTGTAGACCTTTGATTATATAAAACACACTTAGGCATTCAAATATGTTGTGCAAAATCTGACAATTCTGCAAACGTTTACAATACCTTTACATTAGCTTTATATTTCTTTAAAATTCACCTTGTTTTATAAACGCTTTAACCTACTAAGAGACCATTGCAAGTCTAGGATTCTCAATACAACCATTTATTTAAACAGACAAGTGAATATACTCTAGTCCTTTTCAACTATTTAATTAATCGTAATGTTGGTCATTGCAACTTTATTAATTTCTGTATTTCACTATTTATCATGGTACTTTTATTTAGTAATTGGATTGAGTATATGAATAATAGATGAGAATAATTTCAACACTTGTGATCTATTTATTACTTTATTCATAAATGTTTATAGTTTGTTCATAGTTGCTTATAATGCATCCTATTGGTTCTATACATTTGATTACTTCTGCGTCCATATGGCTTGAAGATATTAATTCAATTGCTCGACTTTATGTGTTATTGCACTTGCACATCGTCGATATGAGTTACAAATACACATAATTAGTGAAAAATATAAACTTTTTTTATATTAAAGCTATTGCTAAATAAGGTTTCTTTAGCTATAATAATTCTTGTGTTAAAAATTCATGTCCTGGTAGCTCAGCTGGATAGAGCAATGGCCTTCTAAGCCATCGGTCGGGGGTTCGAATCCCTCCCAGGACGCTAATAACCGAAAATTAAACACTTTTCGAAATTAAGAATCCCATAGCGACGGGGGTTCTTTTTATTTTGTCTATTAATAACACACCATATAAAACGAATTTTTAGGGACTTTTTAGGGACTCGAGTCCCTAAATAAAAAACCACGCTCATAAGAACGTGGTCAGTAGAATATAGTATTTGCCTCTTAAAATATAAAACTGTTAACCATCATAACTATCACAAACTGGGTATTTTTATTATAACATAAAAATAAGGCAACCGTCAGTAACAGTTACCTCAAGTACACTCCGCAGATATGTACCGCAATTTCAATTTAATTATAACATAAAAAAAGAGGGTAGCCATAGTGACTACCCTTGTGTAATGTCGTGGTAATTTAATTATATCATTTCCAATCTATCTTGCCCCAGTATTTCTCATTTTTGATTTTTTGTTGTTTATCTGTAATTTTACAAACAGCGCAATAGAAATCTTTTTTGCTTGAACCGGGTGCTTGATATTTAAAACGAAGCCACCAATATCCATCTTTTTTAATAACTTGGTCGAATTGAACCCAATCTGTCTTTCTGTATAACCATGAGCCACTTTCAACAATAGTACCATTGATACCCGGCGACCTTCTAACTCTAATACCACTTTTAGGTGCATTAGGATAGAAAGTGCCTCCCCAGTTCCATGTTGTCTTTTTTCTGGAAGGCTTACTCTTAGGCGCATTGATTTGTCTACCATTGATAGCCTCTGCAATTCGCTTAGTAAAACTGTTGATGTTCTTAGTTATATAATCCATATCTTTTTTACTAGTGATGAAACCTAACTCAATCAAGCGGTAGTTTAAATTTAGTTGACCTGTAACTTTAGCATTTAATAGATCGTTTCTAGGCGTTACTCCCCTAATTTTACCTACCGTTTTACCTAATGCACTAGATAACGCTTTGTCTATGTCGTCTGCGGGATATCTGTCGCTTATAATGACATGTCCGCCACTTGCTTGTGGACTAGCAGCGTCTAAGTGAAATTCTACAATCACATCAGGTTTCACGTTCTTTTTAACCCAATACAAACCATAGTCTGAATAGTTGCCTACACGTTGTCCGTATAATGTATCTTGATACAAGTCTTGGTTCATTGTTTTGCCACCGTATAAAACAACCGTATTACCTACACTTTCAAGATGCTTTTTAACTCTTGGTATGATGTTTTTACGGTTGAAATCACGCTCATTATATCCATTCGCTACTGCACCAGGATCATTTGAATAAGCACCTTTACCATGACCAGCAACGAGCAATATTTTCTTACCTTTCTTAGCTTTCGCTTTCTTAACTGGCTTAGCTTTGCTTTTAACTTTGTTTTTGGTCGTTGCTTTAGCATAGAATGGTCTAATAAACCACATAGGGAAGTCGTAACCATGTGTGCGTCTTGTAGTTACTTCTGGTGGTGTCCAGTAAGCACCACCCAACCAGTTTTGCTCGAGTATCGTTATAGAGTTATAAGTAGCAGAAATGACTATACCAACGTGACCGTATCCTTCACCATAATTTCTATTAAATATTACGACATCTCCAGGCTTAGCTAAGAATGATAATGTATTTTCATAAACAGTAGCTTCCCCAGTAAAATTGTTCCATGTCGGAATATCCGCAGCGCCTACACCTTTTAAAGTATGACCGAATAGGTATAACCAATATTGGTTGGCCACATCGAAACATTGATATCCATAAGCACCGTCAGGGTTCCACGCTTTACCTTCAAGCGATTTCAAATAACGAATAGCTTGTTTATATGTTCTAACAGATACCATTATAAATCATCTCCATTCATTCTAGGCGCAGCACCTGTTGTGTCTATACCTGCTTTAACTTCATGTATTTTTTGTTGCCCTTTTTGTGCTGCATGAGAAAAATTATTATTCTTCCACCAAGTCCACAAGGAAACTGCACCAGTAATAATAGAACTGATAGTCACTTCGTCTACTGGAATAGGGGATATATGTTTCGTAGCTAAAAATTGGTTAACCCAAGCTAAAATAAATACTATTGTTCTAACGATTGAACCTACATCTGTTTTCATGTATACACTCCTTTTAGTTAAAATAAAAAGTCGACACATAAAAGCGCCGACTTAAAAGAATGCAGCTGCAAAACCTAATGCTCCGACAAGTACCGAAGCAATACCGCTGATAATTGCAACTATAATCTTTACGTTATAACCTTGTTTTTCTTTAATGACTTCACTAAACGTTTCAAGTTGTTTGCTATGATCCTTAACTTGATACTTAACATCAGTGAACTCTCTGCCAAAGTTGCTCATTGTATCTGAGAGTTTTTCCAAATGTTTTTCTGAGCGTTCTTGACTTTCAAATGCTTGTTTTTGATAGATGATTTGTTTATCTACCTTATTATTTAAATCTTTCAATTCACTTGTGTGTCGTTTATCATTCTCATCTATTTTATGATAAATTTCCCTGTTATTATCGATAAATTCTTCTCTTAAGACGAAACGTTCATCTTTTTCTTGCAACGTCAGCACCCCCGTTAAAAGCAATCAACGCATTAATCATCGCTAAGGTTGCAAACTGTACTGGAGTTAACCAATTAATCGCATTAAATATACTTGCAGAAGTTAATAAAAAATAATAAATAGCGTTGCCACTTCCACCTACAATTAACAAGAAATTAAATTTATTGCTTATTTGTTGTTTAGGTAAGAATACAGGTGCAAGAATGATAAACAAACTAAAAATCATACCTAGAACGCCCCATAACCAAATAGGCATAACTTGATGAAGTGTTATATAGAAATCGCTATCGCTTAATACAGTGCTTTGTTCTTTAGTCCAAAAGAAACCTCTTTCAAACATGAGCAGACCAAAACCGAAAATAAAGATAGCTAACACTTTGTAATTAAATGAATTTTCTTTCACATTTTCAACTCCTATTCTGCGTTAGTTTCAGTTGTTTCTTCCACGTACTCTAGTGAAGTTGTTAACTTTACTGGTTTGACTGTCACTTTTTCACTAACAATGCCGAACTCATAATTTAATTCATTTAGACTATTTAAACGACTAGCAAGCGCTTTAACTTTATTTAAATCATCAAATTTAGTCGCAATACTAACATTACTAGTTGGATAGAATTGACCTCTGAAGTCATTATCTAATACACTTTCTTCTCCCTTTTCATTTACTTGTACTAAGATATAACTTTCTGTGTTTTTTACAATTTCGTTTGCCATGATAATTTCCTCCTAAAATTTTGTATAAAAAGAGTGCTAAAGGTTACTCTCCTTCAGCACTTGTTTGTTCATTATTTTGTTGTTCTTGATATTCTCTAACAATTGCACGTAACATTGCATTTTCTTGTACTAGTTGCGCATTTTGTGAACTTAACTCCTCAATAACATAATTTGGATTAGCTTGTAATTGGTTGTTCATTTAATTGTTCCTCCAGTGTATTTATTTTTTCGTTTAATTGTTGTATTGCTCTTAACGCCCAAGATAGCATTTCGTTAGTATTCACACCACTATTAAAAACAAATTCTACCGGAATGTCGTAGCCGTCGCCAATTACTGGTCCGTGATGTATTATTTCTTTTTCATCATCGTTGTATTTGTAACTATATAGCTGCAATTCGTTAGAAATAACATTTAATGCGTCGTAGTCCCACTTTTTAATATCGTGCTTAAATTCAGCACTAGACGCTTTTATAAAGTCACTTGCACGAACTGGTTTAAAGCCCGTATTTCCACCGTTATAACGCAAGTTATTCGTTACCCATAGTTCATTGGTAGATACTCCAATATAAAAGTTTTGTCCAGTATTTACACGAACTGAATTTGCTTGTATATCGTCGCACTGCAAATCTTTGTATTTAGGGCTTCCATTATTATATCCATTATAATCAGTTATTCTTAGTTTGCCTTCTTTCGGGTCTACTAAAGCATATAAATTGTTATTTTTAGCCCACCAATCTCCTAATAAATTACGAGCATAAAAATCTCCAGTACCAATATTACCGTCTTTATCAGTTGCGTAGATGTATCTTGATTTAGGCGATTTATCAAATCGTATTCCAGAACCAAAACTATAAGACGCTGGCGCTTTTTCTACTAATTCAGTTATTGTTCCATAAGATAAAACGCCGTCTGTATCTGCGACGCTGTCATTCAGTTTAGTCCAAAATCTAAATTCATTTGTACCTGCACGATTGTTTTTCATTGGTCTAATATAAACGGAACTTGTTTCACTCTCAATGTTTACAGTGGCATTGGCGTCTAACACAATACGGTTGCGTTCAGAATTTAAGGCGATTGCACCACCCGCACTATTTAGCGTTACACCTCTAACACTGTTAGTAGGCGAATAAGTATAATCAAAGAATTGTAGTGTACCAGACGCCTCGCTACTATCTCCGTCTATATATGTTGATATACCAAAGTCAGAATAATAAAGCGAACGATTTTGGTTATTGTTTCTAAAACGTAAAAAACCTCCTTGCGCTCGCATAAATACATTATCTTTTTGAGTGTTTCCTCTAAAAGTACGTTGGAACGTACCAGCCATTTCGATTTTATCTTGACTTAAATAAATATAATTCGTACTGTCGCCACCACGTATGCCAACTTTGTTTACGTCGATGTCTAAACCTTCTGGACTTAAATTCAAACGATTAATCACTTCATCTTTACCGACTTTATTATCAACTTTATTAGCAACAACATTAAATTCTTTATTGACTGTAATGTCTACTTTATCGCCTCTAAGTTGAATACCATTTCTATCCATAGTGTAAGATTGAATATTACCGTTTTCATCGTAACTTAAATTGATACCTTTGGTTGTGGCTGATATTTCTGAAATAACTTGAGATAACGTTTTACGACTTGCATTAAATTTTTGTTCATCAACTTTTAACGCTATTTTATCGCCATTTTGAGTGATTGATGTTTCTAGTTTAGTCATGGCTACGTCATTAGATCGTTTATAATCGTCTGTGTAATTTTTAGCGTTTGTTTCAGCTTGTTGTATATCTTTTTTAACATCTTCATTCGCTGGCGACCAACCTGTAACCTTATCGCCTTCAACTAGGATAGCTTTTTCGATTGTTACATTTAAATCAACGTTAGATTGACCGGCTACATCTTTATAAATTAAAAATTGTGTACTTTCAGATTGTGCTGTAAATGTATAAGTAATTTTACCGTCTTTAATATCTACCGTATCTCTTATTCCTGAAGGACTATATGGGAAAATAGAGGTTTTCCCACTTTGTCTTTCATCGGTAGTAACAATATCAGCTTTTACACTATAAGTTTTACCTATTTCTAAAGGGTGTGTTAGGTAGTATCTTATAAAAGAATATCCATTACTATTGGCGCCGTCGCTTCGACTTTCGCTATCTAAAAGTAAGTTTTCACTTCCAATATCTAAATTGTTGATTTGATTGTCTGTATAGTTCTCTGTTTCTTTTTTTATGTTATCAGTATAATTTTTAGCCTCTGTCATACCACTTTCAAATTTAGTTAAAGTAACTTTATCAGTTATTTCATTTGAAAGTTGTTGTCTTTGGCTATCTGCATTATCTAATCTTTGAACTATATTATTTTTATCTAATGTGTAATCTTGTTTTGATACTTTACTATCAATTTGTGTAGGTAAGATGTCGAGTGTGGCTTTATTATTTTTAACATCAGTTTCTAAAGGTGTAAGTCGTCCATCAACATCTCTTAATTTTTGCGCTACATCTTCACTTTTAGCCATTAAACTAATTTTTTTATCTAATTCAGAAATGCTAGTTTCGTTTGTTATTACTCTTGTTGTGATTGGTTTTAATGCGTTTTCTGTGTTTTCTTCAGCTGTATTTATAAAGTCCTGTTTCAAATCTTCTGGTGCTTGTGCGTAGTCGCCTATTTTATTTCCCTTTACCAGAATTGTGTTTTTAAATGTAGTATCTAACTTATCGGATGATTGTCCTGCAATATCTTTATACAGTAATATTCTTTCACTAGGCACTTTTGCTTTAAAGGTTAACTTAATTTTATTATCAATTATCGGAACGTTTATTAGACCGTTATCTGGAAAGTACCCTCTAATTGACACTTTTCCACTTTGTTCAGGAGATGTAGTATAAACTTCACTCAATATAGTATAATCTTCACCTACTTCTAAAGGTTGCGTTAGTAAATAGGTTATATAAGCGTAGGTATCATTAATAATACTATCGCTACGTTCCTCTGAGTTTAACAGTAAATTTCTAGTGCCAATATTCAAACCATCAATTTTACTTTCGACACTTTTTACACTTGTGCTAATCTCTTCTTTTGCTACTTTCACCTTACTATCTACACTATTATTCAAACGCCCTTCTAATTCTTTTATATTTCCGTCGTAATAGTCTTGTAGTGTTTGCTTTAAATTACTCAATTCTTGTTCGTTAGGAATATCAGCATATAATTGTTGATTTTCACTATCCCAACGACCATTAGGTAACGTTTGTGCTATTTTATCCATAGCATCATTAAACTTCTCATCAGTATATTGAGATTGGAGTAACTTCAATCGTTTATCAATAGAGATTTTAGCGTCAGTAACGCATTTATATAACGTTTGTAACTTTTGTCGATACACTGTGAATAAAGTTTGAGTATCAACTAATTTACCAATCGTTGCTGTATCTTCATCCATACTGTCTAAATTCGTTTTGATGTTTTGATAAACACCATCAACATCTGATAATGATTGGTTTAAGTTTGCTTTCAAATCATCTTCGACAAGATACTCACTATTTAGCACATCATACACATCATTTTGTAATTTACTATGTTGAATAGTTAAATTGATGAAACTATTATTTAAATCTCGATACATCACTTGTTCACGTCTTAAGCCACCGATTTTTTCTACATCATCGGCTGTTTGAGTTATCCATTTTCCGTTCCAGTAACGACGTAGTACTGCAACATCAGGGTTTGACGTGTCATACCATAATGTATCATTTTGTGGATTTTCTGGTGGCTCTGCACCTTTGAATATTTTACGTTCGTAATATTCTAACTCTCCAGCTACAACATCACTCACGATTGTGTTTACGTTGGAAATATTGTCGTTAAGTTTTTTAGTAATTTCATCAAGTTTCCTAGTAAAGAACTCTCTTAGTTTTGTTTCTTCGTATTCAATGACATTGCCAAAAGTAAATTCACTTTCATCTGCTAGCCAGTTGTACTTAATACCTATAACTTCTGCTTCTATATATAACGGTGGTCTGAAATCTCTATCTTTTACCCTTACGATATCTCTAAGATGTACTGTTACATCGTTATAATATTTATGAATATCAGTGGAAGAAACTTCATAACTTATCGCTGCTTGGTTACGTTTGTTGAGTTCTGTTTTAGCAAGTGTGGTCAAACGTTTAAGTGTCATATTCTCATCGTTACTTTCAGGCTCATATACATCCCAAATATAACGATTAGGAAGTCCAAAAATCTCTTGTGCTTCATCATCTACTACAACAGTTTCAATTCTTGAGCCACCTTCTTTTTCAGGACCAACTGCAAGTAAAGCAGTTTTCACTTCGGATAGATCAATTGTTCTTGTCATACCTGTTAGATCTTTACCTTTAGTGATTTCCTTACCTTTGAACAGGTTTTTAGGTTTAGTGATTGATACATAACGATGTTCAACAGTATGTGCGCCTAATTCAATATAAAAACTAGGGACCATGTCGTAAGTAGTACAAAGCATGTAAATTAAATCAAACGGATTAGTATGAGAAGTCCATGACGTTGTTCTATTGCCACCATATTCTGTATCATCAGATACTTCCCAGCCTGTATCAGCAAGTGTTTTGAGTAACGCTTGTGTTGTTGTATGTGCTTCAAACTTACCAGGTTTAATTGGTTTTGCTGTTTTCAAATCTTCTAAGTAACTTGCATTACATTCAATTTCAGTTGTACCGTCGAAGTTATCTGTAATGTGGATGATAATAAATTCTCTGAATGTACCGTTATTGTCTTGAGCGATAATACGATTGCGTTCTCTTAATTTCTCTGCTCGAGTATTTTCAATTGTAAAATCAAAAGTTTCTGTTTTTTCTTCTACATTCATACTCATTTCAGCATTAATCAATGCACCATCACTTTGACTAATAAAATCAATAATATTGTCGTTAAAATCAAGTACATGTATTCCTACGTTTTTCACTTTTCCACCTCCAATCTATAAGTATCTGTCTTGCCAATACACTGTCGTGTCATATGTGTTTTCAGGATAAATCATACATTCATTCATACCTTTATTTATGTTGAAGAAGTCACTACCAAATGTTTTTAAATCGAGTGCAGGCTCTTCATTGATCGTTACTGCCTTTTCTTTCATATTAATATTGATTAAATCACCTTTTTTGATGATTAAATCTCTTGCTTTAGGTGGTTTAGGTAAAATCTCATGATTGTAACTACCTAAAATTGTTGTAGGCATATGATAATTACTGCCATTTTTAGCGATATAGATACTTACTGCTGATATAGGTCGTTGATAGAAGTTCCCACTATCAATAAATACCTTTTCTGTCACATCTACTGGTGTAATTCGTTTAGGATAGTCTACTTCATCATATTTCCATGTTTTTATATAAAACTTATCTCCAACACGTTTTAACCGCATATAAATTACTATATGTTTCCATGTGTAAAATTTTGGTGCATTTGTATATCTATATATTGTCTTTTGATTACCGTTTTGGTCGAATAGCGTTACATATATTATGCCTATATTTTGCGTTGCTCTAGGATTACTATAACCAATAGAAGCAATCACACGGTTATCTGTATCATATACATACTGTGTTGCATGTGTAGCACCTTTTTTACTTTGATTAACATGTATTTTAACTGTCGAACTAAAATCTTGAGTGCTTTTACCGAATGAGTGCTTATATTCTGCGCCATTCCATCCACTTGTACTTGTAATACTACTTTCATTGAGCATAAAAGCGTCTTTTGAAGAACTCATTGTCATAGCACCACCAACTGTTCCACCAGTTACATTGTCGTTAATAGTACCGTTAGTGACTTTAGTCCATCCAAAGAAAGAACGCATCTCATCATTAAACAAAGTTGGTGTATAATCTTCGACTTTCTTATCTAAATCATCATCGCCAATCATGAAATAATCTTCATTATTCTTGGTGATAGAGAAGTAACTCGAATTCTTTAATGCTGTTGCTTGCACAATAATAGGACTGTCTGCTGTTCCTGTACTTACCACTGAAACTTGGTCAGAAATAGCTGTGTTTTTAGTACCTTCTACTGCGTATTTGTAAGGATCAGTTAAAACTACATTAATACTGAATTGCCAAAAATTTCTATTATACTTTTCTAATTCAATAGGTCCTTCAAAGTAAGCGTTCCAGTACCAGTTTTGTGATTTAAATTGGAGTGGTACTGAACGATCATAGTCAAAAAACTTAACAAGTTCATTCAACACATCATCATGAGTTTTAGTACCACCAGATGAAAGATAATCGTTTCTGATGATTAGTGGAAGTTCGAATTTATATTCTTTAAGTTTTCTTTGTTTAACTACACTTCCACTTCTACCTAATACTTCTTCAGTTTCAATACCAAAATTAAAAGAGGGTATTTTAAACCCTCTTTCAACTACTAACCATGGAAGTGTTTTGTTATTAACTTTTATAGTATCAATCAATTATGTGACCTCCCCTGGTTTAAATCTTGATTTTCTTTGTTTTTGTCTATTGTATTTATCAATAGAATTAAAAACTTGTTGTTCGTGCGTATATTTATCAATCGTTGGTTCAAAGTTTTTATCTGCAATCGTTTGATTACTTGTCACAATTTGAGTTAATAAAGCAATTTGTTGTTGTTGTGCTTGTAGCATTTGTAACAACACATCATTATCGTTACTTCCACTTGGTTTAGGCAATGAATTAGGTCGTTTATTACCTCTAGTGCTACTTTTTCTATCAATATCTTGTGCAGCAAGTGCCAACATCTTCATAGCATCATTGTGTCTAGATGGATCAGTTGGAATTACCCACTCAGGATAACCACCTTCTGCTATGTTGTACCAACCAGCAGATTTGATTAAGCCACCAGTGGCGTATTTTTTACGTCTACCAGTTGGACCCCAACCAGTTAAGCCACTAGCCATACGACGTTTCCAGTAAGATAAGTTAGCACGCCAATCTGTGTTATTGAAGAAAGCAAGTAATTGGTCATAACCGTTTTTAATATTTTTATGTCCTCTAATTGCGTAGCTGTTAAATGAGCCTGGTGTATATTGTAATAAACCTTGCGCTTCGTTCCCTCCGCTGTTTACATCATGAATTTGTTGAGTAACTCCAGCATTACCGCTACTTTCTGTTTGGATAAGTCGAGCAACATCATTCACATCAGCATTTGAAACTCTTACTCCTATTGCTTTAGCTGCACGTCTAATATCTGGTTTCCAAGCACTTGCAGCTTTGTTTACGCCACCACCACTTTTAGCTGCTTGTTTAGCCCATGTTAATGGGTTTACACTATCTGGATGGTTGTTTAAATATCCTTTTCCTTTGTTAACTTGCCAATGTAAATGGGAGCCGAACGAGTTACCTGTATTACCTACTAATCCGATGATTTGACCTTGATGAACTCTGTCGCCAATTTTTACTTTACGTTTAGATTGATGCATGAAAATATGTGTATATTTTTGTCCGTCCCAAATTTGAGTTTCATTACCGCCAGATGGCTGGTTAGGTGAGAACCATGATTGAATTACTTTACCGTCTATCGGCGAAGGAATAGGTGTACCTGTCGGCGCACCATAGTCAATACCTGCATGTCCTGAAGGTGTCCATCCTCTTGTCATATGGAATGGTGATTTGGTGTATGGATTATATCCTCCACCACCACTAAATTCATCTTCTAACCAACCATCAATCAAGTTTTTAGCAGCTTCTTTTAATTTTCCAAACATAGCTTTCATTAAGTTGTATGGTATTTCTGCGCTTTTAGCAATTCCGAATGCGTCCATATTTACTCCAAACGCTTCAAGCACTTTATTAAGTAATTTGCCAGGTTTACCAACCCAATCAGCTATGTCTCCAACTTTATCCGATAGCCATTTAGTGCCTTTCCCTACTGCACCTTTAATTTGAGAAAGCTTTTCGCCTCCCCATTCTTTAGCTTGTTTGGTTTTATCGCCAATACTATCCATAGCATTGTGTTTTAGTTTTTTTGCACTATTAAAAAACTTTCCTGCAGTTTCTCCTACTGCTTGGAATAATTTTTTCTTAGTACCACTAGCAAAACGAGGTATAGTTCCAGTATTAAACATAGGTGTCATACCGTTACTTAACATAGCATGTGTTTGCGCACCATTTAAAATACGAGTACCTTTAGATAACGGCATAGTCGTATCTTTAGCTGGAGTTATAAATGGTTTACCTTTAGGCGGTATGATTGTTTCGTGTCTAAAGCCTCCAGGACCGTTGCCCTTACCTTTATCTCCAACAGTAGCTAAAGTATTTTGGTTTAACTTACCATTAGTCACTAAATTTTGTGTATGTGTACTTTCTGTACCTGTATGGAATTTGAAAGTAGGTATTTTTTTCATTCCAATTTTATCAGCTACCCAGTTCACTCCACCTATCAATTTATTCAAACCACTTTTTACTGCATTTACCATTCCAGTAATGTGGCCTTTGATACGCCCAATAATATTTTTAAGTCCACTATTCATATTATTGAATGTTCTTCGAACACTATTCCATAAACCTTTAGCCATATTTACCGTTGTATTCTTAATACTACGCCAAGTGTTAGACATGAAGCTTTTGACGCGATTAAAGATATTACGAGTACCTCTATAAAGGTTGTTAAACGTGTTACGAACACCTGTCCATAATGATTTAGCATAGCGAACAGTTGTGTTTTTAATGTTTCGCCATATATTACTCATAAAGTTCTTAACTTTATTAAAAATACTACGCGTTCCTCTTGATAGGCTATTCCACGTCGATTTTACGCCTGACCAAAGACTTTTAGCGAATTTAACAGTTGTGTTCTTAATACTACGCCATACATTAGACATGAATTTTTTTAGTTTATTAAAGATACTACGTGTTACTTTAGACAAACTATTAAATACATTTTTAACACCACTACTTAAACCTTTAGCGAGTTTTACTGTTGTGTTTTTGATAGCTGTCCAAGTTCTTGTGATAAACGCTTTTAAATTAGCTAGTATTTTTCGGACACCGTTATACATGCCTTTAATAGCATTAATAACACCGTTTTTAATAGCATTCCAAGTTCTGATAGATATTGCTTTTATACTTTGCCATAGACGAGTAATGAAGTTTTTCAATGTGTTAAGGATATTTCTAGCTGTGCTGATCAATGTTCGAATAATGGCTAGCACTCCGATTTTTAAGGCAGTCCATAATTTAATAGCAGTATTTTTAATAGAATTCCATAATGCAGATAAGAAAGCTTTTAAAACTGCAAAATTATTACGAGTTAAAGCTATCCAACCACGAACAATTGCTAATACAGCGTTTTTAGTTCCATTCCAAATTGCGATAGATAAAGTTTTAATACCATTCCATATTGCTACTATCGCGTTTTTCAATCCTATTATTAAACCTTTGACTAATAAAACTAAGCCTCGGACAATACCTACTACAACGTTTTTAATAATCGTCCAAATAGTACGGAATGAATTTAACATTAATTGGCCTATAGTTTTAATAATAATAAGCATGTTGCCAAGGGTAGCTCTTAAAATACCACCAATAGCTAATAAAGCTCCACTGAATACTTGTTTAATACCTTGCCACATTAATGAGAAGTCGCCAGTGAATAAACCTTTAAAGATATTAATAATCCCACGTATTACATTTAATCCGCCTTGTACAATCATACGAATACCTGTGAAGGTATTAATAACAATTTGTTTTAATCCACCAAATATAATTGAAAAGAAATTCTTGATACCTGTTAAAATTGGTTTAATGATATTATTGTATAGCACTGTCAACGTAGCAGTTACACCTACTTTTATAACTTTAAATGCATTAACAATACTTGCGCCATTTTCTTTCCAAAATGCTTTAAAAAATGCACCTACGGCTACCGATATCGTTTTTATGAAGTTAACAAAATCATTATAAGCGCCACGTATCATTAACAAGGTAGATGTAAATTGTCTAGCTGCTTCATCAGGCAAAATCTTTTTAAAAATATTTAACCCTTTACCAGTGTCATTACTAAACACTGCTTTTATACCTGCTCCAAATTGTTTAATTACATTCCATAAACCGATAAACGCATTTTTAACCGGATTAATCACCGCATTTACAATATTTCTGAATGTCTCTGACTTTTTATAAGCAACTACAAAGGCTGTTCCTATTCCTGCAATAGCTGCAACTGCGATACCAACTGGACCTGTTAATGCAGTCATTAGTCCGCCAATTAAAGGTATCTTAGTAAGTAGTTGTGCAATATTAGGTAAAACGCCTTTAATACCACCATTAAATAGGCTAAAGAATTTAGCACCGCCTTTAGTAGCATTAAGTAACGTCATAGCTTCCGAGATACCTACGATACTATGTGCTAATACACCAGTTGCAACAATAAGTGGAGGTATAGCAACACCTAATAAAGTAAATGCTGCGATTGCTATCTTAGTAGCATTACTTGTACCTTGTAAGTGTTCGAATAGTCCAGTCAACTTATCTGCTAAGAATGAAACGATAGGTGCAACTGCATCTCCAATTGTTCTAGCAAAGTTGATGAAAGTGTTTTTTAACATTTTTAACTTACTACCCATTGTTTCGTAACGGACATTAGCTTCATTAGTTAAAGCGCTATTTTCTTTCCAACCTTCTGAGCCTGTTTTAAGTGCTTTATCTAGAACTTGATGATTGTTAGCCATACGTCTAATAGTATCGGCTTCTCTTATTCCTTTGATACCTACATCATCTAAGGCTTTTAATACTCCTTTTGCTCCGCCCTCAGTTTCACCTAAACCTTTAACAAACATTGATAGAGCTTTACTTGGGTTATTTTCCCAAATTTGTGCAAATTCTTTACCACTAACGCCTGCAGTTTTAGCAAAGCTATCTAAAGTGTCGCCACCTTCAGCAACAGCTTTTGTCATCTTATTCCAAATCTGTGTCATGGCAGTACCCATTTGTTATCCTAAAGGCTTTTTATCCTTTAGTTCTTATAGTTTCCTATAAGTTCAGCATACATTTTCATCCTCAACTAAATGTTAGGAGATGGACACTCGTGGAGTGATTATATTCTATTATTAGTTTCACACTCTATGCGTTACGGTTGTTAAAAATCTTTAATTTCTAACTTACCTCGGTATTGACTTGGATAATAGGTATAATAAAAAGACACCCTAAACTAAGGATGTCTTATATTCTAAATATTGATTTACGGTATTATTGCCATAGCCATATCTTTTATGAAAATTAGAATGACATTCAGCACATAAAGTAACACCGTTTTCTAATTTGTATCTTTCACTTACGTATGCATCCCATGAATTTAAATGATGAGCATTTAAATCGTTGCCACGTTTTTTGCAAATATCGCAAGTAAAATTATCTCTTTCGAAGATTTTTAATCGCCATATTCTAATCTTTCCATTTTGCATATCTCTTTTCATTCTATCTTGAGGAGTAAGTAAAGGATTATACTTCCAATGATTCTCTCCACTTCTATTTATTACATCACACTTCGGACACCTTTTGCCTGAAAGTATATCAGTTGGTGCCGTATTATAATGACTGTAATTGCAGACTGGAGAATTGTGTTTTATCACTACTTTTGAATGAGCGCCGTTATATTCTGAAATCAATTCGTATTCCCCGTTATACATTTCTTCTAATTCTTTTTTGAATTGTTCAGTTGTTTTCTTTAAATTACCGGCACATTTAGGACATCTCCTACCTTGCATAAAGTGACTTGGTGTCCCTCGCCATTCATAACCACATTTTTTATGTTTTAGTTTTACATGTTTAGCATCATTTATATACTCACTCAAAATTTCGTATTCATCATTAGAAAGTTTTTTTACTTGTTCTTTAAATTGTTTGGTCGTTTTCTTAAACTTCCCATTACATAAAGAACAACGTTTACGTCTTTTAAAATCAGCAGGTCGGATATAAAATTCTCTACCACATTCGACGTGATACATAAGAATTTTATTCTCGTTATTTTCATACTGACTTCTAACTTCAAATTCATCTCCAACTAATTCATAGACTTTATCAACAAAAATTTGATGTGTCCATTTTTTAGCCATTTTCACAACCTCCCAAAGTTGTTACCCATTTATTTTTTAAGAGGGAAGGTGGTTGGGTTCCACTTTTCGAGAGCTACTCTATCCCTCAATACTATTATACCAAATTACCTTTAGTTTTTACCGATTTTGCCCATTTTTAAGCTACAAATTTCTTTGTAGTCCGGCGGTATTGTTCACCGGCTTCTGCCTCGATTCCTACTGATGACATCGCTGCACTAACTGACATAATTTCATCAGAACTAAAGCCTGCTTGTGCGCCTGCACCAGCTAAACGTTGTGCCATTTCAACAATTTCTTTTTCAGTTGTAGCTGTACTATTACCTAAAGCAACAACTGTAGAACCTAATCTATCTACATCTTTAATTGGCATATTTGCAGCATTAGCAAATCTTGCAAACTCTGTTGCTGCTTCATCTGCAGTAAGATTTGTAGCTACACCTAAGTTCATCATTGTTCTAGTGAATGAAGTGATATCTTGTTTCTTGATACCTAGTTGCCCTGCAGCTTCTGCTACTCCTGCTATTTCTGTTGCAGCGAATGGCATTGTATTACTCATTTTAGTAATCTCATTGCCCATTTTATTTAATTCGCTACCACTCATGTTAGTTGTTTTAGCCACACCTGCTAAAGCTTGTTCCCAATCAACAGAAGATTTAATAGCTATTCCCATACCTGCAACTGCTGGCATAGTCATATAAAGCATTGAAGTAGATCCAACACTTCTCATAGTAGAGCCTACATTTCTAATAGAATCTTTATACTTATTAACACTTTGAATACTTCTACCAAACCCACTAGATGCTAAACGTTGTGCGTTCCGTTGTTCTGTTTCTAGTCGTTTATAGCTTTGCGTTGTTTGATCTAGTTCGCTCTCAAGTTCATTCATCTTGATTTTTTGTTGAGTGATAGCACTAGATAATTCTCTAGCTTCTTGACTGTTGCGTCCTTGTGCAGTAGCCACATGATTATATTGTGCGATTAACTCTTTTAACACTACACGTTGCTCTGACATGTTAGTTTTAAGTGTGTTTAAATGATTACCATAGGATTTTACACTTTCTCCTGCACGAGCAAGATTACTTCTTGATAGTGACAGAGTATCGTTAAATTGCGACATCTTCGCTCTAATTTGAGCCATAGAAGAAATGCCTTGTTTTTGTTCCATTTCTAGACGATTATGTGCTTGCGTTGTTTGATTTAATTGAGTGTTTAACTCTTTTAATTTCAAACGTTCTTCAGATAATTTTACATTAAGCTGTTGTGCTTCTTGGCTTGTAGCACCGTATTGTTTTTTAGCAAAGTCATACTGTCTTGATAAATTTTGAACAATAAGTTGCTGTTGTTTCATTCCGTTGTTTAATTCAGAAATGCGTGCTTTATACGCTTGAGCAGTTTGCCCACTCATCTTAAATTTATTAGCACTAATTGTTAAAGATTGTGCTACCTGCGACATTTTTTGTCGAATTTCAGACATTGAAGCAGTTAATGTTTTTTGTTCAAATGCAAATCGTTTGGCTTCCATAGTCGTTTTCTTATATTGATTGTCTAGTTGTCCTAAAGTTGCTTTTTCTTGTAAGATTTTCTCTTTTAACTCTAACGCTTCTTTACTCATAACGCCTTGTTCTCTAGCAACCTTTTGATAACGACCTTCTAATACTCTAATTGTATTTTGATGTTTTTGAATAACTGTGTTTAATTGATTTAAATAATTCTTATAACTACTTGTAGATTTTTCTGTACTTTGAAATGCCATATTTGCAATATTAAGTTGACGTTTCATTGTACCTAGAACATCATTAATCTTTTTCATTGAGAAAATTGTTTGTTTAGTCGTTGTACCGAATTGTTTCATCTCTTGTTCAGTTGAATTCAATTGTCGTTGATACATTTGTAATGCTCTATGTTGCTTACTGTATTCTTGACGTAACTTTTCGGCTTCAACACTAGAGCGTTGTTCTTCTAAAGTCATTTTCTTTAACTGATTAGAAATGTCTTTCATAGAATTTTCAGTTACATCAATCGCTTTAGTTAATTCTTTCGTTCTTGTTGCATAAGACTGCATGTTTTTCTCTGAGTGCTTGAAATTAGCATTAGATCTACGCATTTCTGAATCTAACGTTTTGAATTGCGCTCGTATTTGTTTCATTGTACGTTCAATACCAACATCACGCATATTCATTAAGATTGATAAACCTTTAAATCTTGATTCAGCCACTTACTGCCCCTCCTTCCTTATTTAGGTATAAAAAAATAGCCTTAGTATCAATGACTAAGGCTACAATGCAGAGAATAGCGCATCGGCTTTTTCATCAGTATCAACAGTATTTAGATGACGTTCATCTAAAATTTGAAGTATATAATAAAATGGCATTTCAAGAACTTGGTTTGCTGGTGTACCATTTTCCACCATATCTTTTACGACTTTATCCAAATTCTTCAACATGCCATTGTAAGTTAATTCTTCTTTTTTTAATTTGTTTAACTGATGCTCTGAATAAACTTTTTTGTTTCCTCGTCTTGTTGACCATTAGCAATGAATTGTACTTGTTTTTGTAATGTTTCAAGTGCGTCAGGCGCATGTAGACGATTTCTAATATCTTTAGCAGTGAATTGTTTACCATAAATTTTAACTACTACATCGATTAATTTATCTAATTGTTCTTTGAATGATAATTCAACTTCTCCATTTTCTGCTTTCTCTAATTCAGCCATGATATCCACTGATTCATATAAAACATCTAATGGTATAAAGTGTGGTGTTAAGTATGTTTCTAATTTAATTTCTTCTGCTTCTGGGTTTTCTACTAAACGAATATAGTTACGTTTTAATTTGTTTGACATGTCTTAATATCTCCTTTTATTTCGAAATAAAAGGACGGCATCACACCGTCCTAAAGATAATTTATTTTTCTTCTACTCTTTCAAAGAAAGGTAACTTATAACCTTTTTTCTTTAAACGTTTTTCAAAGTCGTTGACTACTTTTACTTTTTCTTCTACAACCTCATCTTTACGATATTCTTTACCAGTTTTAAGGTCTTTAGCATCTTTTAAAACTTTATATTGAACCATGGATTAACACTCCTTATGCTTCAGCAGCAGATTCTCCTGTTGTACTATCACCAGTGTCTACTTCTGTTTTACTGTCATAAGCACCATTTAATAATTCTTGGAAGAATGAATCAACATTAGCACCTTCACGAGAACTATCGAATAAAATTTTACGTTTACCGTCAGCGATACGGTGCATTGCAGTACCTTCTGATTCTTCTGAACTGAATTCCCAATCTTCTTCGGCAGTTTTACCTTCTAAGTTTGGATCAGCAAACATAACTTTAGTTAAACCAACTTGTTGATAAGAACCGTCACGTCGTTCACGTTTAAACCATACTGCTACATAGTTGTTTTGTTTACCACGTTCTTCAGAATATACTCCTGCTTCGTTATAAATTTCATTGAAGATTAACTCACGAATTTCTTGTGGGAAAGCATGCATTGTCATCGAAATTTTACCTTCACCATCAGTAGTACCTGATTCAATGATTGAACCGTCAGCGTAAGCATTAACAATTTCTCCACCAGTTTCTACTGAAATTTCTTGTAAACCACGAGTTTGAGTAACATTTGAATATTTGATAGTACCGTCTAATTCATCTGTTTCTAATAAAGCGAAACCTAAATCTTTAATATTGATAAATGATTTTGGTGTTTTAGCATATTTAACCATTTAATTTTCCTCCTCATAAAAAATTGCTTCATATCGTCTTGTTGAGCGATACAAAGCAAATTCTTTGTTATATTCATTTCCTAAATTACTTACTTGCCCTGCTTTCAATTCTTTCCAGAGCAAATCACTAATACGTTGTGATATTTCGTTTCTTCTTAATCGTGCATTGTAATCTGCATTAGCTTTCACAAATACGTCTACTTGAACAATATAACTATACGCTGCACGTTTTCCGTCATAATGTACTTCGGGAATAGGGTCATCAAAGTCATCTAATACGACATAAGGCTTTGTGATGTCTTTAACGTCAGGATAGTCATTGAACTTTACATTCTTGACATCTAGTATTTTCATTAGTTTTTCGTCATCTTTTAGGACGCTGTATATTTTATTCAATATATCAATCATAGTAACTTCTCCACTTCTTCCTGTACCGTTTTATAAAACTCTTTCTCAGCTGTACGCAAAGCTTTATCTATCGCACCAAAACCTTTAGGTCGAATAAACTTACCATTTCTAGCGTGAAAGCCTTTCTCGTTTAAATGAACAATAGAATATCTATGATGTGGTCCTTCCCAATATACTCGAACAGAACGAACGCCTTTATCCCAATAAGGCGCTGATAGCTTAGCCTCTTCGTATTCTGCGCCAGTATCTCTAAAGTAACGAATATTACTTTTGATAGCGTCTAAAACAATATTTCCTGCCTTAATCAACGCCTTATCTATAATTTTGTTCATTCTTTGACGACTAAATTTATTCTCCAAATCTTTTTGAAGTTGTTTTAATCCATCTGCACGAATACCACTAAAATTATTACTCGCCATTAGATACCACCCCTGCAGTTAACATTAAAAATTGTTCGTTCTCTACATCAGGTTGTACTAATTTAATATTCAAATCTTGATGAATATATGGCGAATCTATTGCAACGTAATGCTTCTCGTTTGGTATATATTGCCCGTGTGTTTCACGTATAAATATCTTCACATCATGTTCTGTACCATTTGCAATTGCTTGTTGTAATTCAGTCATTTTCCACTGTGGAACGTATGCCCAACAATGATATAAAACTCTTTTACGTTTTACACCTGCTTCTGGTCCTTCGTTATCTTGATACTCATAAAAATGAACACGCGTATTTAACTTTTTTGTTGTAATAAATGGTTTTTTAAATTTACTTTTCATTTACATCACGCTCTCTTAATGTCAAAAATCCAAAGTGTAACAAATCATCTTGATAATTGTCGTTAAAGAACTCTAATAAATCTTCATAATCATATCGAGCGCGTGCAAAAACTAAGTTTTTACCATTCAAATTACTATTAATATCAAATGCACCAAAACGTGTTTCTAAGTTCTCGTAAGACATATTTAAAACACGTAATAAGTGTTCATCTTCCGTATCATGAGAAATCTTAGTGTATTCTTTAAATTCATCTAAAATTTCATCCGATATCTTAACGCTTGGCATTAGTATCAACTACTTTCTTAGGCTTGTGCTGCACCGTCTGTAGTACCACCTGCAGGAGTTGAAGTACGAACTGCAGTAGATAATTCTAAGTCATACACGCGTGATGCATTGTTATCAGCTGGTTGACCATAAGCAAATGTTTTAGCAGTGTATAAAATACAATCTTCTAAAGCTAAAGTTTGGTCGAATTTTTTTACTGTTAATCCGCCACCACGTACTGCATCATAACGATCAGTTACAAAAGCAACTAATTTATTTGTTGGAACAAATTCAGATGATACGATTTGTACGTTATAAGGTAATACAGTTACAAAACCACCATTAGCAGTTAAGTAAGTGTAACGTGCTTGTACATCCCATGAGTCTTGTGGGTTAACTACTAATACAACTTTACCGTCAATGTTTACTTCTTTACCGTTTTCTTTAACAGATAAGCCTTTTAATACGTCTTTTAATTCATTTACAGTTGTGTCTGCATCTGCAAAAGTTAAAGTTCCAGATGTTGTTTTATCAACGACACCGCCATTTTCTTGGATATCTTTCATCAATCCAACTGGTTGGTCTTTAGATGCACCTTCACCAGTTAAGAAAGCAGCTTCTAAAGCAACTGAAATAGCTTCTTCAATTTGAGTACGAACAAAACGCTCTACCCAGTTAGGACCAAACATTTTTAAATCATCTGGAATAACTACGAAACAAGTTAATTTAGATTGTTTGAATTCTTCTTCATCAAATGCAGCATCTAATTGACCTTTGATTTCACCAAAGATTTTACCCCAAACAGCTTGACCTGTTGGTTCTGCTTTAATGATACGTGTTACTAAACCTGCGTTTTGAATGTTGATTTTTGAAAGTAATGGATGTTCTGATTGTAAATCATCAAACACACGTTCAATAACTGTTTCAGGTAATAATTTTTCTTCTTTATATCCTACTTCTGTATTGATTTCATTAAAGAATTTACGTTCTTCTGAAGTTAAAGGATCTTGTGAACGTTTAGCTAAAATACCGTTGTCTACTACACGATTATTTACTTCCGCTGAAATTTCTTCTTGTAAATCGTTTGATAATGCATCAAACATTTCTCCGAATGCTTTTGATTGTTCTTCATCACTTGCACCATTGCGAACTAATTCTGCAAAGTGTGCTTTGTGATCTTGATAGTTTTTTAATTTTTCTCCTACTTTGATAGGCATTAATATTCCTCCTTAAATTTATGCATAAAAAATAGCCATTAATATCAATTGCTAATAGCTACTTAAAATGCAAATCTTGAAAATTTATTTTCTTTTGGTGGTGGATTAGTACCTCCGCCTTGGCCTTCGCCTTCATTACCTTCGTCATCGCCTTTTTCTAATTTATCTAGGCGTGACTTAATGTTTTTAACTTCGTTTTCCAAATCTGCAATACGTTTTTCATTTGAATCATCACTTGAAGGTTCATCTGGTGTTCCTTCTTCTGCTTCATCAATCATAGAATTAATGATTTGCAACTGTTCCTTCAATTTTGCTACATATTTTGAATTCCCCACGTTCTTTACACCTTCTTTCTGCTTATCAACAGATTTACGAGATGATTTCTCATCTGCAAAACCTTTATTGATTGCCTCATCTGCAGTTAACCATGTTTCATTAGTGATTAGATTAACAATCTCATCACGATCTAAACCTGTTCTATCGTGATATATATCAACAATAGATGTATCAATTGCAGTTAAAGCATTCAATGTTTTCTGAATGTCTGATTTGTTACCAAAAGCCATTGTAGAAGCTTCATGTACCATCATATTTGCGCCTGTTCGGATAATAATCTTATCTCCTGCCATTGCAACTAATGATGCAGCACTTGCAGCTAATGCAGTGACTTCAATTGTAATGTGATTTGATAAGGACTTTAAGTAATTATAAATTTCTATCCCTTCAAACACATCACCACCGCCAGAATTTAAACGAATAACAATATCTTCTTTAACATTATCAAGCGAATCTTTCACAGCTTTAGCGCTGATAGTGTCGTCAAGAAAAGATAAGTTAGCAATAGTACCTGACAACGTTAAAATGTGCTTGTTATTCTTAGTTTCGTTTCTAAAAACTGGCGTGACATTTCTCACAATTGGATTACTCATTATTAGTCTCACCTCCTCCAACTGGTGAAACTGATTCGTAGTTTTTAGTTAATACGTATTCATCTAGGTGTTCATCATCTCCTGGTTCATCACCAAGCATGACACGAATTTGATTACCAGTATAAGTACCAGAAGAACGCAGTTTATCAATCGCTTCCGCCAATTCGATTGGTTTTTTCTTATCTATACCAACAATTTCAATGCGTTTATTTTCTTTTAAATACTCATCTTTAAAAAATAATTTAGCATTTAATTCACGCTCTAATTTCTTAGTTAAAGGTTTAAAACAAAATTGATTAGTTGCTTCAATCGCTTTTTCTAAATCTGCATTTTCTCCCAGAATTAGAGAAGGTGATACACCGACAATGCGTGCAATATAGATGAGAATATCTTCTATTGCTTGTCGTAACTCTTTGAAATCTGATCCATTCGCACTAGAGTTATTCGTTGAATGTTCTTCGTATTCCAAACCTTTCGTCAAAGGTACAACTGCAACTTGATTTTTCTCAAAGGTATTAAAAATCATATCTATATAATCTTGGATACCTTTCGTACTTAATTGTGTTGAACCTATATTCAAAACGCCTCGTATTTGGTTTTTCTTGAGTTGCATATTTAACATGCGACCAAATACTTCGCCATAATCTTCAAACAATCCTAATGAGAATTTATCTAGCTTTTCATTGGCGTATTCTAAATAAATTACATCATCCATTGAAAAGTAGCGATTATATTTATAGTCGTTAACCATAACTGAATTAAAGCGATGTGGTAATAGTCCTAAGTCTGTTTCATGTTCGAAATCATCTGCCACATATAAATAATCATCATCCGATTTAATGATTAAAGCTTCGTTATCGACAAGAAGTTTATAAATAAATTTCTGCCAAAACTGTGTAGCATTTTGATTAGGGTTTGGTCGAACATTCAATAAGTAATACATATCATCTTTAGTGACATGATCACTTTCTTTCACTCTAAATTCAGATTGAGCGATTGTCCTTGCTACATACTCAACTACCACATTTAAAGCCATTCTTTTGATATAGGCTTTTGAACTTGTTTCTTGTAAAAGTTCTAAGTCATACATCCATGAAATCTCTTTATTTTTTTGAAATATCTTATCAAATAGCCCCATAACTTACTCCCTCCTTCCTTTAAAATCTCAAGCCCCTTAACAGATTAATTTCTTCTTCTAAATTAGAATCTTTCAAATCATCTGCTCTATACAACGCATGTATAAGAGCTTGGAAACCATCAGTTTTACGTCTTATTGGTTCTTTCTTTTCATACTCTTTATTACCGTCCTTGCGTATCTTAACAGCTACATTTTGCGTATACCAACGCATTAGAGGGTTATCACCAAAGATAAGATGATGTTGCGCGAACATATCTTCAACTCTTGGTGCAAGTAATGATTGAATTGCACGAGTGTTTTTTATTACTTCATATTCGATACCTGCATCTTCAAATAAAGGTCTAAGTAAATCCATACGGAAGTTGTCGGCTACGACTTTTTGTAGTCCATAATTCTTTTGCGCTTCAATAAACCAATCAATAATATGTTTAGGGTTTATTGTTGGCTCATCCACAATTGTGAGTAAACCTTTTTTCTCCCATTCATGAATAGGTGGCTTTAATTTGTATTTATCAAGAAATTCTTTTCTAGCGAATGAGTGAGTTTTCCAAATATAATCATCACCAGATCTAAACAATAAGCCGACTGCTGCAAAGTCTTTTAAACTCGCATAATCAAGCCCACCAATACATTCATTGTTTTCAAGTGGGGGTATAGGTCGATTTGTAGCCATTATGTCATCCCACGGTGCTACAACACTTTGAGTATCAGTTTCAGGCATATTCATTCGTTTAGTCATAAATTCCGGTCGATTAGATGGATTAAACTGAAGTCCTAGATATTGTTGATGGACTTCTTTAAATAATTGAGCGCCATATTCACTTTTAGGGTTTTCAAACATTGGGTTTGCTTTTTCCCAAAGTTCCGGTTTATCTATTTCTTCTTTATCATCAATTTTGCAAATGAAAGGGAACAATCTATCTTCTGGATTAATACCTTTTAAGACATTGTCTGCTCTTTCTTTTAATCTATCTAAAAACCCTTCTCTTACATACCCGTCTGTACCTATGTAGAAAGTACGAGGGTGTGCAACTTTACCTAGTCCACTTCGTTTGATATTAATAATCGTATCTTTTTCGTAAGCATGGACTTCGTCAAAGAAAATACAACCTTCACGAGCGCCATCTTTCGTTTTCTCATTAGATGTATCAAACAAGAACTGTGATTTGGTACTTGTACCTTCCACATAAACCTTACTTAAATAAAAAGGGTTGTTAGGTCGTTCGCCTGTAATATATAAGTTGTTACTTTCTATCATTTCATAGATTTCCCTAAAACTTACTAGCGCCTGTTTCTCACTATTAGCTACTACTGACATATTATATTTAGGAATACCATGTAATGGTGTCATAAAGAATGCTGCTAACGTACTAATATAACCGTTCTTGCCACCGCCACGAGCCATTGATATGAAGAACTCCGAAAAATAAGGCGTTTTAGTATCTTTTTCATATAAGAAAACAAAACATGAAATGAACTTTTGGAAGTCTTGTAGTTTGAAAAACCATTTCTCACTAAACTTGATGTAATCTTCTATTTTTTGATCATCAAAATAAAGGTCATCACGTTGCAAGATATTATCTTCTAAAAAAGATACAAGTCTAATGCGCTCTTTGTTAAAAATAACGTTGCCTGATTTATATTTTTCTATATAATCTGTAACATGTTTAGGTATCTTCATGTTAAATCAGGTCCTTTCGCTTGTTCTTGTCTGCGTCTTTCTTCGGCTTTTCTTTCTAAATGAAACGATTTCTCTAAAGCTAACAACGAACCATTCACTTTGTTCTTCTCTGCTATTGCAGGATTAGGTTTGATGTACTCTTGTGAAGCGTTTTTCACTACTGTAATCGGCCCAGATTGTTCGATATAAACATCTAATGCGTAAAATAATTTAAGTAAATTGGTATAGCGCTCAACTTTTTCAACTTCTATATCATTATCTGTATCTATCTGCTTCATTAGGTAATCTTCTGAAGCATTAATTCGTTCAATTTGACTGGGTGTTAATTTATCTTTGAGGTATTTATCCTTTTTCAATCCCCTCCCCCCCTTGCTTATTTTTTATTTTTTCGAAATGTCAAGCCCCCTTACGTATCTTTTTGATGAATAAATCTGCAGAGTTGACCCAAGCGCCGGTTTCCGCGATTCCTTTTGTGGCGCGGTTCTTGAAACCGGGGGGTATTTGACACTTTTTACACTTTTTAATTTTTAAATTATATTTATTTTTTATATAATTTCTGTTCACCAGTTTTCATCATTAAATTTGTTTTTTCGATTGTTTGGATTATGTTCAAATCTGCCGTGTCTTTTATTATGATGATATTTACATAAGGTTCTTAAGTTGCTCATTTCATACGCCAGTTCAGGTTGTTTTTCTAACTCAATAATATGGTCGATTTCTAATGATTGTTTTTGATTAATTGTCAATCGACCTTCAGCGTTACACATCACACATTCATAATGATCACGTGCCAACACCTTTAGTCTTGTCTTGCGCCATCTAGCGTTTGAATAGAAACCTTTGTTCTTGGTTCGTTGTTCTATATAATCTGCATATGCTTTGCTCATCTCTGTTACTCCAAACAAAAAGACACAACACTAATGTGCTGTGCCTGTGTATTCATTATCGTATATCTATATTATAAAACTATTTATATATTGATTGCACATTCCCTTCGATGTCTTCTATCTCTTCGATGTCTTCTCATTATCGTAGTGTCCTTGTTGTGCATCCATGTATACATTGACTATCTCATTAATGCATGCATAGAACTTAGAGTCACTATTAATCTCCATTAAATCTTTAATAGTCTTATGCTGCATATTAAGCTTAAGCATTTGAAGTATATGGAAGTTCTTCTCATCTGTAATGTACTCTTCATACTTATCTATAAACTCTATCTTATTAAGTAGCTTAAGGTTGCGTCTATACTCTCTATTCCTATTCAGTACCTTAACTAATACCTTATCACCTGTACCACCTTTGGCTTTAGGCATTACTGCTTCAATTCCATACTGTGCTATTGAAGTGCTATCTGCATCATATACCTGTGACTCTATGATATTACGCATCCACTTATAATCATTGATCATCTTCTTAACTTCACTACGTGTATACAAATGATTACCTCCATTACTTATACTTATCTATTCTCGCTTTAATAGCTTTCATCAATTCATCTTGTGTTAGTTCTTTATTCTGTAGTGCTTGATACACTCTTTGGTCTATTGTGTTATCAGTCATAATATGATGAATGATTGTAGTATGTGTTTGTCCTTGTCTATACAATCTAGCATTGGCTTGTTGGTATAACTCTAATGACCATGTTAAGCCGAACCATACAATGATGTGACCACCTTGTTGTAGGTTAAGTCCATGTCCTGCACTTGCTGGATGTGCTAATAGTATCTTAGCTTTACCACTATTCCATTTATCTTTGTAGCCTTTATCATCTAGCGTTAGTACATCATCAAAGCGTTCAAGTATTCTATCCCTATCATGTTTAAAGTTATAGAATAAAAGAATTGGTTGCCCTTGCGCTTCGTCGATTATCTCTTCTAACTTATCTAACTTCCTATCATGGATGTGTCTAACATCTTCATCATCTGTATATACCGCACCATTCGATAACTGCAGTATCTTCTGACTAAGCGACGCACCACTTTGTGCTACGATTGTTCCATCTGTTTCATCTTCTAAGATGTAGTACTTCTCAAGCTCGTCATATAGCTTACGTTCTTTATTTGATAAAGTAACAACTTGTTTCGTATCTATACGTTCAGGCATATTTAAGTAATCACTAGCTTTCATACTCAAAGCAATATCTTCTATCTGTTTGTAGATTAAATCTTCTGAGCCTTCTCTTAGTTCCCAGTTATAGACATGATCACTTACTTGGTGTGTCGCTCTGAAGTATCGTTCACGATATCGACTGAATGCTGTTTCAAGTCTTTCGCCTCTATCGATTAAATAAACTTGTGCCCATAAATCAAGTAAGCTATTTGGACTTGGCGTTCCAGTTAATCCAACAAACCTTTTAACTAATGGTAGTTTCTTCTTTATCGCTTTAAACCTTTGACTAGATGGATTCTTAAATGTTGATAGTTCATCAATCACGACCATATCAAAAGGCCAATCTTTCTTATATTGCTCACATAACCATTTCGTATTTTCTTTATTTGTGATATAGATATCTGCATCTTTATTTAGTGCGGCTAATCTTTGCTTAGGTGTTCCGAGTATTTTAGATACACGCAAATGCTTTAAATGCTCCCACTTACTAATTTCATCTGCCCATGTATCTTTAGCAACATTCAAAGGTGCTATGACTAACATCTTTTCAGTATCGAGCAATTGCAATTCACTAAATGCCGTTAAGGTTGATACTGTCTTACCTAGGCCCATATCCAAGAAAAGACCATACTTTTCATTCTCGATTACTTTATCGATTGCATGCTTTTGATAACTATGTGGTTGAAAGGTAATTGCCAATTCAGTCACCTACCTTTTTAATAAATTCATTCACCTGTTCTTTAGTCCATAACGTAAAAACTTGATGGTTTCTTTTTGTTAATTGCTTATGCATGTATTGCTGCAATGGATCAACTCGTCCATTCGGTTGTTTCATCTCAACATAATACGTTTTACCTTTAGGCATAATGACAATCCTATCAGGTACACCTCTTGTTCCAGGTGATACCCACTTAAGACATAAGCCATTTAACTTTTTAACTTCTCTGACTAAATAACTTTCGATTTTCGATTCTCTCATTTTCTCACCTGCATAATGAATACATAATTTATATAGGTGTTACTAGTGTTACTGAAAAAAACGTTTTTCTATACTTATATGCTATTAGGGGCACCCTATACTACTACTTACTCCCTAACATTAATTATTAATCTATTAAGTAAAATTAAAGTAACACGAGTAACACTATGGTTCGAACCTTAGAGCCCCAACGGTTAGAGGTGTTACTTTAGGTGTTACATTTCAAGTAACAGTAAAGTAACACGAGTAACACCTGGATGTAAAATTACAATTTTACTGTTACTTTAGATTTTTAAAAGTAACACCAGTTGTAACAGTAAAGTAACACCTAAAAATGAATTTTTATACATTTATGATTATATTAAATCATTTACATCTTCATCTCTAATATAAGCTTTTTGCAATCCATACTCTTTGCCAAAGCGTAATTTGCCTTGTTGATTCCCGTCATAGACTTGCCAAGTACCTATCTGTCTTAAAGCATTAGTAATCTTTTTAAGTTCCATTGAACCTCGGCTATCACCTTTATCTTTTCCAAAGCATTCAACAAATATTTCTAAAGCACACACTTTGTCTCTTTGAACTAATTCGCTGCTTTGCTCACTAATCGACTCATCACCAAACTTATAAAAGTCTCGACGTTCACTTATAGTCATATCTTGCCAGTTCTTGGGTATAGACGTGTTAAGAAACTCTTCAATAATACCTACATAAGGTGACTCTTCAGTATGCTTACTTTGGATAGCATTCATCTCTTCTTCAAGTTCAGGATCAAGATAAAGTTCTTCGCCTTTATCGTAATAATGTTTTGCTTCCGCCCAAATTTGGTCGATTTCTTCTTTAGTTAGTTTTGACCATTTAACTTCTACTTTTTCAGGATTAACTGTCATAGGCCAAAAACGACGACCACCTGTTTCATCTCTTAAGAAATCTACTTTATTTGTTGTACCGATGAAAATACATTGACGTGGAAAGTCTTCAATATAATGACCATAGGCTACACGGAAACGATCTATTTGTTTTGATATGAAGTGCTTGATTGCTTCAACTTCTGCTTTACGTGTTGCAGCAAGTTCTGCCATTTCCATAAGCCATACTCCTTGTAATGCTTCATAAGCTTCTTTGCCTGTAACTGAAACTAAACTGTCTGAGAACCAAGCACCGCCAAGCTTTTTAAGTATTGCCGATTTACCGACACCTTGTGGGCCATAAAGTGTAAGCATATAGTCGAATTTGCATCCAGGCTCCATAACTCTTGTAACACCTGCAGTTAATGCTTTACGTGTTGTCGTGCGATTAACTTCTGTATCTTCAACACCTAAATACTTAATAAATAGACGTTCAAGTCTAGGCTCACCATCCCAAGTTAAACTATTAAGGTAGTTTCTAACTGGATGATAAGCATTTTGGATAGCTACACTGATAATGGCATCTTTTGTTTTGCCGGAATGATGAATTTCATACACTTTTTCAATATAACTACGTAATGCGCTATCATCTCCGTCTTGCCATTGTCTGTGTCGGCTTTCTTTGTTCCATGGTGTTTTACCTAAGCATTCAATTTGTTTCGTAAATTCATTAAATGCAATCTTACCTTTTAAGTTAGGATCATTACGCAAGATAATTTCAATATTAGGGATGCTTGCTTTGAAGTTACCTTTTGATGTAATTTCTAATGTTTCATCCCATTCATCATTGGATGCTTCAATAACATCAAAGTCATCCATAGCATTAGACATTTTGTCCGTGATAAGCTGCTTTTTTACACGCTCATCATTCTGTGCTTTCGTCTGCATAGCTTTATAACTAGGTAGTCGATTAATTGGCGTATCGGCTTTCATGTCTTCATCTTGTGCACCATAAAGGTGTATACGTACTAAATCAAAACTATTTACAAGTTGACCACTGATTGGGTCTGTATTGTGATGTGAATAAGCGAATTTGCCGTCTTCATATAGAACCAAACCGCCTGCAGTTGACCCTTCATGATACGTATATCGGTCTGTACTATGTTGGTCGTAAAGTTCAGGTATAAACGTTTCAATCGCTTCTTCAATTGTGTAGGCTCTACAAAATGCACCAACAATACCTGGTTTCTCTTCCGGGTTACCTTGCTTGTCTGCTAAATGTTTGGTCTTACTTTGCTCACGATTAGATGTTGGCCATTCTAATGTGTCGGTCCAATCAACATATTCTTCTAAAATCACATCAGGATTTAACAGTGGTAAATCTTCATAAGTGAAAAAGAACTCAGCATCATTACTTGTTGATGGCCAATACATTAAACGGTGTGGTTGATAGGTTGTATCATCAAAGTATTCCATTCCAACCATATCTGCGACTTTACGGCCAACCGCTTCATACTCATCTGCATTGACATTACGTTTTAGTGGAATAACTAATCGTAATCTTGGGCTAATCTCTCTATGCTTATGCGTTGAATAGACACAGTAAGCAAAATCGTAGAACATAGAAAGTATGTCGGTCATATCTTGTGCTGCAAAGTCCAAGTCTAGCGTTAACATTGAACGGTTCATCACTTGACCGGCTTTACGTTTGCCTTCTTTTAGGTAACCACCAACAAAGCCACCAACGTCTTTAACATCTGCTTGTTCAGATTTAGACATTTTGTTGTAGTCGGCTAAGTCTTCTTTTGTTCTAACCGTTTGAGAAAGCTTTTGCATGAAGTCGGACCAAGCCATGTTATGATTGTTCCAATGCTTTGAAAGTCGGCTAGATGCATAAGCATAAGACACATCACGGTCATATTTGAGCTGTTTGATTTGTGTGACTTTGTCCTGCATAATAAGCTCCTTTCTTATAGCTTTTCACGTAGTGCATTTCTAAGCATATCGTTAATGGTTTCTAGCGTTTCAATTTCTTTCTTTTGTTCGTGTTGTACCATGATTGATATTAGGTATAGTAGCGCTAAAAGAATTGTTAATATTGGCCACATTAGTTATCCTCCTTATTACTTGAGTTGAATACGTCTTCAAATGCAGTAGCAATGTCTTTTTCAATTTGTCTTCTAAATGTGCGATTTAAATCAATTTGATCTTCTAAACTGGGAAAATCATTCGGTGCAGTATCAACCTCATCAGGTTTGTATTTGAAATGTTCATATACTTTAATTAGTGTTTTATATAATACGATTGCTGCGATTGATGTTAAAAATGTTTCGATATATTTATTCATAAAGCATCGTTCCTTTCATAAATGTTTTGGTATACTTAAATTACTTTTTATAGAAAGTGAGGTGATGAGTATTGAGTACTCCTATTAGAGATAAAGTTAAAGAAAATCTTTCCAAAGATAAAGGAACGATATTAGTTACAACTGACGGAAAACAATATCCCGATATTGATATTGTTTCTGAAAGTAGTGAATTTATAGTTATTTATCCGATTAAAGGCATTACTGATAAACAAACATTGATTTATACTAAAGATATCGAAAAGCTTAAAACTTTTGACTATGAATAGAGGGCCTAATCGCCCTCATCTATTCTTTACGAAGTATTCTTTTAATTTTAATTACTATATCCTCTTTAGTACCCTGTACTTCCCCAGCCGTCTGTCCCTCTCTCTGACACATTGCTAAACTCCTTTACTTCTTTTAATTCTGGTGTGTAAATAGGTACGATAACCAGTTGAGCGAGTTTGTCGCCTTTGTTGATTTGATAAACAGGATTGTCGTATTCTTGTGAATAATGCATTAGTTGATTGTTAATACCATAAACTGGATATTTAATTCCACCGTCAGCCCCACTTATTTTAGCTAGCTCATATTCGTCTGAACTAATATAGTCATTCTTAATATTAATGCCCATATTGCCTTGAAAACCCGCATCTATCTTGCCAGTTTCAATCACTAAATGTGTTTTACTACTTACACCACTTCTTGACGTTAATAAGCCGACATAGCCTTCTGGAATGTTAACTGCTATGTCTGTTTTGATCACTGTTTTTTCTTGTGGCTCAAGTATCACTGTTTCTGCTGCGAAGATGTCATAGCCTGCATCTAATCGGTTACGTGTTGGCATTGTTGCGTCATCTGATAATAACTTGATTTCTAATTGATTAGTCATTTTTTATTCTCCCTTTTTCAACATCTATCATAGTTTGTCTTAACATTAATCCAGTACGTCTTATTCTTTCGTTTGGTATTTTCGGGTTGTACGCATGCCAGTTTGGTTCTAACTCTCTACGTTTTTCAAGCAGCCTTGTGTATTCTTTACTTAATGCTATTAAAGTATCTAATGTGTTTGTCATTTATTGTTCCTCCAATATTTGAATTAATTGAATGTGATACCATTCTTGATAAACGTTCACGTTCTGTTTTTGTATCAACTATTTGATATCGGTAATTCAACATAGGTGCTAATGCTGGTTTAAGTAACGACTGCTTAATAACTACTTTTTGGTTACCGACCAATGTATGAAAACTGCCACCATTTAATAAACTGAGTAAGTCATTTTCATCAAGGAGTATAGTTTGTTCACTCATCACTACCACGCTCCAAATCGCTTAATAAATTTTGAAACTCATGTGTCTCATCTAGTTGGTCCATTTTTATAAGTACATTCTCTAGTTTCTCTAATCGACCATTATCATAATCGCTGTAACTTTTACCTTCTGGCCAATGTAAATCATGCAAGCTAGGATATTCTTCTAATAGCTTTTCTTTTAACTCTAGCCATGCACGTTTATAATCTTTATCTTTCATCGTCTGCACGCTCCTTTTAATCTATATGTTTCCAAGAACGTTTCATTTTCACGTCTCTAATTGATTGCTTTGAAACATTAAACATTATTGATAGCTCTCTAACTGTTTTTGAACTTTCTCTTATATATTTAACTCTATCTACAGTTAGTTTGGATGAGTGTTGTCTTTCTCCTCTAGCTACGTTAGCCAAACCGTGTTTATGTGCATGAATAGAATTTTCGGTAGGTGTTGACCATTCCAAATTTTCTAAATTTGAATTTTGTTTATTACCATCTATATGATTTACATATGCTTTATTTAGCGGATTTGGAAGAAATGCTATTGCTACAATTCTATGAACTAAATATCGTTTGCATTTTCCATTTATACATAAACTGACCATCGGATAACCTCTATTGCCTACATATTGTGATATAGGTTTACTTTTCAATTTCATTAAGCTCGTACTGCGTTTTATACTTCTATCAATGCTTTTGATATTTCCTAAATTGCTAACTTGATAAAGTCCTTCATATCCTTTTATATCTTTCCAATACTCTTCCGCCATTCCTTATCCCTCATTCCATTTCGAATTCTCTTTTAATAGCCCTGCATCCCTTAGATCATCATTCAAACTACGTTGTCCGTTCTCGTACCACACATTTGCAAGATACCTACCGAACACGTCACTTTTGTACGTCTGCACGTAGATGTCTTTATTCTCTACGCATGATTTAGTGAAATTAGTTGCCTCTTTAAACTTCTTTTGTCCTCTTTCTGGCGTATCGACACCTAGCAAACGTACACGACGTTTAGCGTAGGTATCAAAGCCATAATCAAGTAGTATATCTAAAGTGTCTCCATCCACAACATTGGTGCATGTTGCTTTGTAGGTGTATAGATTGTTGATGTCTATCGTAAACACTCCCTGTTCCCTTTTATATCGCACTCACTTACTTTCATCGTCACTCTACTTCCTGCTACCTTAACCACAAAGCCGTTGACACCTAACTCACGTAACTCATGCTGTATTTGTGTAGGTGTCTTGCCTTGTGTAGCATAGCGATAGCGTTGGTTGATTGTATCGCTAAGTATCATGAGACTAACTCCTCACATATCTCATCAAACGTTTGAATACCTCTACCGTCAGTGACATCCATAATTACGCCATACACATATTGATTGATACTGAACTCTGCTCTGTCCTGTTCATCTGAAATATGTCCTGTACCTTGTCTAATGTCAGTACATTGGACATAAATCTTAATGTCCTTCTCACTTGCTCTTTTGAGGTGCTGTGCATACCCCATTTCGCAAATAGTCCCTTGTGCATGTGGTAAGTAGTCGAATATCATGACATCGCTTGTTTCCATGCCTAGTGTGTCGTTGAAGACAATACGTTCTGCTAGTTTATCTTGCTTAGCATTTGCTTTATCGTTTATATCCTTATCGTCGTGTGGTGCGTAGACTTTAAAACCTAATCGTTGTAACTCTTGTTTCTCCCATTCACGACGCATCTGTTGTCCTATGCTTAGCATGTCTCCGCCTAAATAGATCATTGTTCTGCCTCCTCTTCTTTAATTTCGTATATCTCATCTTCAACGCTTTTAATTAAGTTATCGATTTTTTCTCTAATATCTTTACCACTCGCATTTTTAAATTCTGTCGTTGTTTCATATCTGAGATAACCTAAGTAACCCATTATATTTATAAGTAGTCCTTCTAATTCTTTTATTTTGTTGCACGCTTCTTTATCTTTATTTGTTTCTCTATGAAATTTAACACCTTGTAGCAAAAGTTCAGCTGTAATATCATTTTCAATATTAATTTTCATTATTTAGTCCTCCCAATTCTCTATCGCAAATTCAATACTTTGTTTTGCTTTGCGTAAATCTTCTAAACCATTCTTTCTAGGCGCTCTCATTAAGTATTTGAGTGCATTACCTACGTGATAGAACACTGACGCTGATTTGTAAGTCTTACCTACTAATTCGATAATCACTCGTGCTGAGAACTTACTGAATTGATAATGTGGCGGTTCGTTTACCATGTCTTGTCCTTCCTTCATATCCACCTTACGTGTGAAAGGCTCATTCACTTTCACGAAGTCGTCATTGTCAGTAAGTGTAAATTTATAGCCAGCTGCATTCTCTACCTCTGCATACCAAACTGTTTTCAAACCTTTTTCTATTGCATACACACGATTGACTATGGCCGTTTGCATAGCATTAATACCTTTAAATGCTGCTTGGAACTGAACAATATTATCTACTTTCAAATCAATTATTCTTACATTTTCCATTCTGCTACCCCCTCTGTATATTGCCGTATTGATCTGTTTTGACTTTAACCATAAGATTATTCTGTACTAGATTTTTAAAGTATTTAGTGTTTACTCTGTGCTTAGCAACTTCACGCTCTGCACGTTTAGCCCTAGCAATACGTTCTTCTCTACGTTTACGTTTCAATGCTCTTTCATGTCTAATTTCAGCCTGCTGTATCTCATACAACTGCTTAGCTGTTAATTGCTTTTCATTTCTTTCGTACAACTGCACCATATTGATATACTCCTTTGCCATGTATTAATTCTGGTCCACGTAGACCTTCTCTATATCTTTTACGCACTGTGCTATCTGATACATCAAAATATTTATATACATCACATAATCTGTAACGCTTACCGTCTAAATTCACTTTCGGCATTTCTTTTTTAACTTCTATAACGGCAGTAGCTCCAGGTTGGTATTTAAAAATATGTTTTAACTCGACATCTTGCCCGTCTTCAGTTTTAATATCGAAATTGCCATAATCTTCCATCGCTTCAACTAAATCAGTAATTAATTCAACTGCTGTTGTTGCCATATCAATCACTCCTAATCTTTCATATAGAACGGGCTTGTAAATCCATCACTATTAAGGTTTAAACCTTTAGCCCATTCCACTGGTTTGCTCATTAATTTTTCTATTTTTTCAAGTCCATTAGATCCTACTGGTACTTCAACGATAATCTCATCATGTACATGACCTACGATTTGAAAGCCTGCATGTTCTATTCGATACATTGAGATAGCTAATAAATCTCTTGCCGTTGCTTGTACAATGTTCTCCACAAGTTTCCCACCGTATGTTGATAACTTTGTCCATTTGCGATTTAGGTCTAATCCCATGAAGTTAACAACTGGTGCGCCCCAATCGTTCTCACCTAGTCGCGCTTTCGGATAAGCTAATGCTCTGCCACTTGGTAGCTCTATCATTAAAAAGCCTTTATTCATATAGAACGTTAAGCCGTGCGTCTTATGGCGTTGGCGGGTTTCTACCGTTTTAATTGCAGCATCTTGGCACGCTTTCCAAAAGTTAACAATGTTAGGGTTAGCTTTACGCCAACTATCAACCAAGCCTTGTAACTCACTCTCATCAATGCCCATATCCAGTGCGCCCATAGCTTTTAAAGCACCAGGCCCACCTTGATAACCTAATGCAAGTTCTGACACTTTACCTTTTTGTCTGAGCGGGTCGCCTTTTTTAATTGATTCAACAGGGACGCCAAACATTTGAGATGCAGACGCTTCATAAATCTTGCCGTGTGTGTTAAACACATCTAAGCGCCATTGTTCTTTGGCATACCAAGCAATAACTCGAGCCTCGATGGCTGAGAAGTCACTAACTGCTAACTCATGACCGTTTTCTGCGGTAAACGTTGTTCTAACTAACTGACTTAATAAGTCTTGTGGGTGTACATCTAATAGCAGTTCTAAGTCATCAAACTTTTGTTCTTTGATAAGTTCTCTAGCTATATCAAGTTCTGTATCAGAGATGTAGTGCTTGGTTAAGTTTTGCAGTTGTACGCCCCGGCCTGCCCATCTGCCAGTGCCTGCACCGTAGAACTGGAATAAGCCACGTACTCTTTCATCACGACACATCATGTCATGCATTTTGTTGTATTTTTTAACGCTTGTTTTAGCCATTTGTAGCCTAATCTCTAGCATTTGTTTTGCTTTGCCTGTCGCTTTCTTTAGATACTCTTGAACGGTTTTCTTTTGTAAGTTTGGAATGTCTAAGCCTTGTTCATTATTGAGCCATTCAAGTAATTGACTTGGACTGTTTGGATTGTCTAATCCAGTTATCTGCGTTGCTTGTTTAAGTAATTCATCTTTACTTAACTTATCTAGCTCATTAGCACCTTCCATTAAAGTCTTTGATAACTTAATGCCTCTATCATTAATACGTTGATCTAAAGACCAGTATTTTTGTTCTGTCTCAGTTACTTCAAAATCACTTATCTTTTTAGCAATATTCATTTCTACTTCAACATCTCGAATACAGTAATCAATAAATTGTTGCCACTTTTCAGGATCATGTTCAGGTAAGTTACGAGTACGACCGCCATTCACTTTTGTTGGTTTACATGGAATTGAGAAATATCGAATTAAATTCTTGCCTGTTTTATCTTTTTGTTCCTGTAAATGGAGAACGGATCCAACCTTATCAAGTGATGCAGGTAAACCAATGCGTGTTGCGTTAACCATAGTGCATATCCATTCTTCAGGTGGCATAGGTTCATTAAAATGTTTTGCTAAACACGTTCTTTCGAAATTTGCGTTAAAGGCATATTTTTTTACGTTAGAGTCAAACAAAGCAATTTTGAATGTTTCAAAGTCTGCATGATAGGGTTCGTTATCAACTTTCGTCATATCAATAGCACTAACAGGTCCACCATCAATTGAGTAAGCAATGATTAAAATTTCAAAGTCTTCCGCTTCTGTATATTTATAGGCACCACACTTTGAGATGTCGTTACTACTATAGGACTCGATATCAATGTTCATGTACTCCATGTGCGTTCACCTCTTAAGTTTTAAAATTAAAGCGGGGAAAACCCCGCTAGTGTGCTAAATTAAATCGTCTTCATCTGTGTCTAATTCGTCGAAGTCATCTTCTGCAGCACTTGCACCGCCTAAAGGTTCTCCTTTTTCAACCAATTGAATGTTATTAAGCCCTACTGCAATTCCTTTATTACCATTAGTATTAAATGGATATAAGTTTAGTGATGCTCTAATGTAATCTCCACTTACAACCGTACTAGCGTCTGTAAGTCGGATTTTATTTTGGTCAACAATACCAGGTGCGCTTTTGCTTGATGCGTTTAAAAAGTATGCATCTTGATAGTTAGGATCATCTTCACGTTCAATGTCTCCATCTCTTAAAGGGGTTTTTAAGTTTCCGGGTACCTTACCGCCAAACTTAGACGCTTTACCATTTTCAATTGCTTCATCAACTGCTTTTTCAATTGCATTGATTGTGCTTGTTTCTGACTTTGGAATGATTAAACTTACTGAGTATTTAGCGTCTTGCCCTTCTTGCATACTATGAGGTTCAAAGATATGTGCGTATGATGCTCTCACTTTACCTGTAATCACTTTTGTTCCATTTTGTTTTGCTTTCATAATTAAAATTCTCCTTTTGTTTTATATTTGGTCAAAATCATCTTCGGCACTTTGCTTAATTGCTGGTCGTCTATCAGACGCTTTGGCAAGTGTGAGCTTACCTTGTGGCTTAACAATGTAGTCACTGGCTAAAGTGTTAAATGATTTTTTACCGACTAATTTTTCTAATTTCGTTAGGCTAAGTAACTTTGTTTCTGTAACGTTTTCAGGCTTATAGCCCTCTTTAATTAATAAATCTTTAATTGCTTTTTCATCTGTCATCTTACGTTGTGAACGGCCTTCAACGAGTTTCCAACCGTCATATGATTTATCGTGCTCAGACATCTGTTCAAGCGCATAGCTTTCAACTTCATCTGCCCATTTCTTAATATCAGGTAGCTTATAAAGCAGCTCGGCTATTTCATCATCATTTAATAAGTGAGCCGGTTTATTTGGTACATCTTGCATGTATCGAGCACGTTCTCTACATGAATGTTTAATCTTACAGAACCTGCAATGCTCACCTGCTTTAAATTCACCCTCACCATTAAAAGCAAGTTCTGCTCTAGGCCTTACATACTCTAAGCCCCAATCAACGAGTGTATTGATTTGAAGTTCTTCAGTTGAAAAGTTGTCGAGTCTAGGTTGAATAATCGTCATTTTTACTGTGTGGATGTCATATAGCATGCTTAAAAGTTCATAAGCACCTAAGCCGTAAAGTCTAAGTTGTGGGTTATCGATTGCTGATACTTCAACACCTTTACCATATTTCAAGTCAATGATTTCTAGCACACCGCCTGAATAGATGATGACGTCACCTGTGCCGAACGATTCAGGAACGTATCGACCTAAATCCAATCTTGTTTCGAACATGGTAATGACATCACTATCTCTTGCTAAAGCTTCGTTGTATTTTTCTTCAACTTGATCAACATATTCTTCAACATATTCTCGTAATTCTTCTGAATAATATTGATTGTGTTGATAGTTGTTGAAAGCTTTATTAAACTCAAAGTCTGTTAAATCTTCATATTGATGTTTGAAATACAACTCACTTAATTCATGTGCAAAGGTTCCTTCTTCTGCAAAGACTGAAGTCTTATCACCTATACCTTCACTTGCTTTAATACTAGGTGGGCAGTTAAGCCATTGTTTAGCACCACTTGCACTCAATTTGGCATGAGCACGATTTGTGTGGTCTAACTTCATGCGCTTAATCTCGCTTTCATGAAATCAACTATCTCAGGGAAATCTTTTGCGGCAACAGTTGATAGCTTGTTAGCGCCTAATTCTGATAGCTTTTCTTTAAATGCAGCTTTATCTGATTGGTCGCCTGATTTCAGGAATTCTTTTCCGAGATTTAGAACGTAATCTTTTGAGAATGATGCGTCATTTTCTTGTTCAGGTTCTTCTTTAGGTGTTTCTTCCTTTTTAGGTTCTTCAGTTTGTGGTTTTTCTGATGGTGCTTCTTTAACTACGTTTTGCACTGTACTTGTATCTACAGTTGACATTTCTACTCGAATTGCACTTAAGTTTTTATTTAGTAGTTTTATTTCTTTTAGTAATTCTTCTAATACGCCCATTGCGCATACCTCCTAAAAATTGTAATATTAGGGTATATATGAATTTGAAACCCTTTAATTTGACTAATGCGTTCTGCCAAACGTGTTAGTCTTTTTTTACGTAGTAACAAGTGTCAAAAAACAAATATGTTAGCATTGATGTTAATAGCGCATATGCAGCTGCATTAGTGATAAACACATTTAATGCGATTAATAATAGAAAGAACACTGCAATAAACATAAAGCCTGTTAGTACAAACGTTTTATCGTCATTCGTCATTTCTTCACCCCTTTCCATGTATTTCTTCGAAATGTTCGTCGATGAATTTACTCATCTTTCTAGCGTTAAACCTCCAACGGTTCAAACTTTCATCTGGATAATGTGCGATGCCTTGCTTTTTAAGTAATTTTTCAAACTTCGGATTGAACAACAATCTATCTTTGATAGTGTCGTCAGATGACATTTTCAATTTGCGTTTCAATTCTTTTAAGTCCCAAACTGGATCTAGTGAGTAACTTAATAACTCATCGTATTCATCTTTAGAGACCAGTACGTGTGTATCTGGTATTGGGACGGTTACGTTTAAAGTTTGCGTCATGTCTTACACCTCCTTATTAAGTTGTTTGCGCTTCTCGTTTCATTTTTGAGACGTTTTGATTAAAAAAATAATCATCCATACTAATATCTAAAACGTCACAAATAGCACTAGCTTCATCAATCGTGAAATTACTTTTATTTTTATTGATCTTCTGGCTAAATCTTGTAGGCGTCATTCCAATCATATACGCTACTTCCTTGTGCGTATATTTACTTTCATCAATAAAGTTTCTGAGTTTTTGATAGCGCTTAGTATTCATTTTTTTCTCACCTCTTTCGTCTCATTTATGAGATTACACTAAGAACTATACACGCTTATAATTTCAGTGTCAACAAATAAATTTCATTTTTGAGAAATAAATTTGTAAAATGCGTTGCATTTTTGAGAACAAACTTATATAATAAGTTTGTAAATTACAAATCAAGGAGAAAAAACAATGACAAAATTTTCGGATAACCTTTCTAACCTTAGAAAAGCTAATAATTACTCTCTAAAAGAATTAAGTGACAGATTAAATTCAAAGTACAACGTTAAGTTCTCTAAAGCATCAATTGATAGATGGGAAAAGGGAACAACAAGTCCTTCTATGGAACACGCTAGTGCTTTATCTGATTTCTTTGGAGTGTCTTTAGACGAATTAAGTGGCCGTGAGGAATTAGTGGTTGAAGAAAAACCCAATCATTTAGCAGCACATCTTGATGGTGATTTAACTGACGGAGAATGGCAAGAAATTCTAGATTACGCTGAATACATAAGAAGTAAAAGAAAATAAAGGGTGTTTTATGTGGGGAAATATGAGGATATGTTAATTGAACACGACTATATTGAAGTCATTGAATGTGATAACTTACCTAAAAGGTTATCTGGCTTGTGGCTTGGAGATATGATTTTAATTAATCGTAACTTGCCTATTACTTCCAAACTTGAAACACTTGCAGAGGAACTTGCTCATAACGAACTTACATACGGAAATATAGTTGATCAAAGTAATTTTAATCATAAAAAATTTGAAGGTTATGCACGTAGGTTAGCCTATGAAAAGTTAGTTCCTCTCAAAGATATTGTAAAAGCATTTTTGCAAGGTATTCATAACTTATATGAACTTGCTAATTTTTTTGAAGTTACAGAAAGTTTTGTCCTACAAAGTATTGAACATTATAAACAGAAATATGGTTATTCCACTCGGTATGGTAAATACGTTATTCAGTTTGAACCGTTACGAGTGTTTGAATATAAAGATATATAGTAAAGGAGAAACATATGAAAAAGATACCACTTTGGATATTACTGATTTTCTCTTTATTCACAGTTGTTGGCGGACTGTTAGTGATTATTGATCAAGGTCTAAGCTTCATTGATATAGCAATGTTATTAATATTTCTATTATTATTTCTATTTAGTTTGTTTAAGCTGATCAAGTTAAATAGGAATAATAAGAATAAAGAAAATATCTCTATTCAATTACGCGAAGAAAATAAAAGATTAAATAAAGAACTTGATCAAGTAAAAGTTAATTTAAATAATGCAAATCAACAATTGAAAGCAGATAATAAGAATAAAGAACCAAAAATAGTAGAAAAAGAAGTTGTTAAAGAAGTAGAGTCTACAGAATTAATAAAAAGTAATAAAGACTTACAAAATGAACTATCCTCTCAACAAAGTTATATCTCTAAATTGGAAAAAGAAAATGAAAAAGTTGCGATTCTTAAAGAAAAGACTGAAGAAACACAGAATAGTATTCAAAAATTAAATGAAAAATTAAATGAAAAAGAAAATCAAATAATTGAACTTAAAGCTGAAAACCAAAAAGTGAAAGAAGATTATTTTTCTACTTTGTTTTCATTTGACAACTCTTCAAACGAAAAAAGAGATAAAACGGAAAGTCCACGTCCATTGTCTCAGTTAGACTTATCTTATACTAAAGCTAGAAAATTAACATCAACTTTTGTAGTTCTAGATTTTGAAACAACTGGACTCAATTATAAAGATAACGAAATTATCCAATATGGTATTGTTGAATTTAAAAAAGGGGATGTGATTAATGAGTTTACAAAATTCTTTAAACCTAATCGGCCTGTTGGTAAAACAGTTATGCGAAAAACTGGAATTACAAATGAATTTTTAGAAGATAAACCTAGAATATCTAAAGAGTATATGGAAGAACTACTCTTATTACTTGGTGGTAAAACAATTGTTGCTCACAACGCGCCATTCGATATGAAATTTCTTTTAAAAAATTTATACGATTTCGATATAAAACATGAAAAATTTCGAGTTTTTGATACATTAACTGCTTCTAGAAGGTTGATAAACGAAACACCTAATCATAAATTAGAAACTTTAAAAGAATACTTCAATTTAGATGATGGAGAATCTCATCAAGCTTTAAACGATGCAAAGGCCACTGGTCAATTAGCACTATTACTTATTGATAGAATGAAATAAATAATTTTTAGGGTAGTCTGCCTACCCTTATTATTTTTTTACCTTTTTAGGAGGGATAACATGCAAACACGATGTTATGACGGTAAAAAATGGCAATATGAATTTAAATATGAAGGTAAACGATATCGTAAGAAAGGTTTCAGAACAAAACGTGAGGCAAATTCTGCAGGGTTAGATAAGTTAAGTGAGTTAAAGCAAGGTATTGAATACGAACCTAATTTAACCCTGTATGACTATTTTAAAACGTGGTGTGAAACATTTAAAAAATCGACTGTAACACCTAAAACATATAAGTCCTATGTCTCTGCGATTGAACATATCAACAATCATCCTATCGGTAAAAAGAAACTGAAAGACTTATCCAGATATCATTATCAAGATTTTATTAATGAATTTTCAAAACATCATTCGAAAGAATCTATTAGAAAACTAAACGGTTATATTAGAACATCTTTAGACGACGCAGTATATGAGGGACTTATTGCAAAAAACCCTACTTTTAAAGTGAGTTATAGAGCTAGTAAGCCAAATAAAAGTGAAGATAGTAAATATATCAATCTAAAAGACTATGAATTATTAAAACAGCATTTGATGACTAAAGATAATGCTTCATCGCTTGTACTATTCATCATGATATGTACTGGTTGTCGCATAAGTGGTGCTTTGAATCTAAAACGAGATTATATCAATCAAGTTAAAAGCGAAATTTATATTGATGAGCATAAAACAGATTCGTCTCCTCGTTATGTGTCTATTAGTCAAAAGGATATGAACCATATCATTAAGTCTATTGATCAATTACCTAGAACAATCGACGGTACTATTTTTGGCGAATTAACAAACAATGCGGTTAATAAACGTTTAAAAGTATATTGCAACAATCTAGGTATCAAAGAGATTACTTCGCATGCACTACGTCACACTCACTGTTCATATTTATTAGCCAAAGGCATTTCTATATATTACATTTCGAAAAGGCTAGGACACAAAAATATATCTGTAACCACAGAAGTTTATTCACATTTACTTGAAGAAACTTATAAAGAAGAAGATGAAAAAGCAACACAGATTATAAGTGCAATGTGA